CAAGTTTGTTAAAAGGTGGCGGTGGCGGTGGCGCGGCAAAAAGTGTTTTAGGAAAAACCGGTGTTGGTGGCGGCGGAATGTTAGCCGGCATGGGTGTCGGACTAAAAGGATTAGCAGGTGGTTTGACAGCAATGGCAAATCCGGCAACTCTACTAGGTGCGGCGAATTTAGGATTGTCAATTACGGCAATTGGAGCAGGTATAGCCGCGGCAACTTGGTTGATGGGAGGAGCATTAGAGAAGTTCAGCAGTGGTTTACAAGGATTTTCAGAAGTAGATGGCGGCAATTTATTACAGGTAGCCAAAGGTACTTTGGCACTGTCAGGTGCTATGGCGGCAATGGGGGTAGGAAGTGCCGCAGGTGCTGTAACAGGCTTTGTGAGCAAGATTTTTGGTGGAGGCTCAGAAAATTTTGCCAAAAACCTCAATAAAACACTAGATGAACTTGACAAATCGAAAATAGATATGTATGCTAATAGTTTAGACAACTTAGGAAATGCAATGACAAATTTAAGAAGCGGAATGGTAGGATCAACAACAGCATCCGCATCGGCAACAGGAGACAAGTTGGATCAGTTAAATAGTACGATGGAACAAATTTTAATGGTGATGAATGATGGTAATCGTTACAGCAGAATAACATCACAAGCAACAACAGAAATATCGGATACAGTATAATGAGTTGGAAAAAATATTTTACAGAAGTGCCACTATCAGACGGCACAAGCGGAATGAATTCACCATTGGGTGGCGCCCCTGGTGGCAAGGCAGGACCTGCCAAAACAAACTATTCATCATATCTACCTGATGTGTATAGTGGTGCTCCAAACAGAATTGAACGTTATGGTCAATACAATGTGATGGATTTAGATTCAGAAGTTAATGCCGCACTGGATATTCTAGCAGAATTCTGCACACAGAACAACACACAGAACAACACGCCTTTCAAATTTGAATATAATCAGAAAGCAACAAACACAGAAATACAAATCATAGAACAATATCTGCATCAATGGTGCAAGATGAATGATTTCAGCAAACGTGTATTTAAAATTATGCGTAATGTATTCAAATATGGTGATGCTTTCTTTATCAGAGACCCTGAAACTAAAAAAATGTTTCATGTTGATCCAGCAAAAGTTTCTAAAATCATTGTAAACGAAAGTACAGGTAAAACTCCTGAACAATATGTTGTAAGAGATATAAATTTTAACTTTAAAAGTCTTGTAGCAACAACTCCATATCAAACAACTGGTAATGTAACTGGCGGTGGGTCAGGATACTTAACAGGTGGAGTAAGAGGCATGGTTGGAGCAAACTATCAAGACTCTCCAGGCACAAGATTCGCAACAGGATCAAGAGAAATTGCTGTTGATGCCGATCACATGGTGCATTTAAGTTTATCAGAAGGACTAGACAACAACTTTCCGTTTGGTAATTCATTACTAGAAAGCATTTTTAAAGTTTACAAACAAAAAGAATTACTAGAAGACGCAATTATAATTTATAGAGTACAAAGAGCACCTGAAAGAAGAGTGTTCTACATCGACGTAGGTAATATGCCATCGCACTTGGCTATGCAGTTCGTTGAAAGAGTTAAAACAGAGATACATCAAAGACGTATTCCTTCATCAACTGGTGGTGGACAAAACGTTGTTGACTCTGCATACAATCCATTATCAATCAATGAAGATTATTTCTTCCCACAAACAGCAGAAGGTAGAGGTTCTAAAGTAGAAACATTACCAGGTGGTACTAACTTAGGTGAGATTGATGACCTGAAATACTTTACAAACAAACTATTAAGAGGTTTACGTATACCAAGTTCTTATTTGCCAACAGGTGCTGACGATTCACAAAGCAATTACAATGATGGTAGAGTAGGAACAGCATACATTCAAGAATTAAGATTCAACAAATACTGTGAAAGACTACAAAATTTAGTATCAGATGAATTCAATCAAGAGTTTAAACGTTATCTTTTAGAAAAAGGTGTTAACATTGACATAGCAATGTTTGATATTAAGTTCCAACCACCAATGAACTTTGCGTCTTACAGACAAGCAGAGGTGGACAACAACAGAATTTCCACATACACACAAATAGCAACAGTGCCATTTGTTAGCAAACGTTATGCTCTATCAAGATTCTTAGGTTTAACTCCGGAAGAGATGGCAGAAAACGAAAGAATGTGGAGAGAAGAGAATGACGCATCAGTACAAAGTAAACCTACAACATCAGCAACTGAATTAAGAAGTGCAGGTGTTAGCACAGCAGGTATTCAAGCAGACTTAGATGCGGCAGAACCAGAAGAACAACCAACTGCTCCAGGCGAAGAAGGTGCTCCATCACCAGCAGGAACTACACCACCAACAGGAACAGGCGGCGGTACTCCAACCCCGGGCGCCTAGATAAATAATTTTATGATACTACGTGAACTTTTTTATTACGATCAAATTACAACTGAACCTGGCGAACAGAAGCAATATGATGCTACTGAAGATCAGTCAATCATGGGTTTAGATGACACACGTAAAACAAGATTATCTTTAAAACAGATCAACAAAGCACGTAAAGCCGGCGAATTTCACAAAGACGAACAACAAAAAGAATTAGAATTTGTGAGAAATATGTACGGAGCCGCTAATCAACCGGAAATGTAATAAATGACTGTTGCTTTTGTATTAGGCAATGGTCTCAGTCGCAAGCCAATACCTTTAGAACCTTTAAAACAACACGGAAAAATATATGCCTGCAATGCGGTGTATAGAACTTTCACACCAGATTACCTTGTGGCAGTGGATGCCAAGATGGTTAATGAGATATGCACAGAAGGTGCTCAGTTGAAAATGCCTGTTTGGACCAATCCAAATAGAGCATATAAAAAGTATAAAGGTTTAAACTTCTTTGAACCTAGCCTAGGATGGTCATCTGGACCCACAGCACTGTGGTTGGCATCTAAACATATGCATCAGACATACTTTTTGTTGGGTTTTGACTTCACAGGCACCATGGAAGGCAAGTTAAACAACATATATGGTGACACACGCAACTACAAAAAGAATTCAGACACAGCAACATACCATGGCAACTGGAATAGACAAACCAGCATTATCCTACAGAAGAACTCTTTGAAGAGATATATAAGAGTAGTGCCGGAAGGCACTGATGTTTTTGAGGCTAAAGACCTTAAGAAGTTTACAAATTACAGTGAAATCACTGTGCAAGAGTTCAAAAGACGCTATCATCTTTAAATTCGGCGTCAAACGGGTCAATATCGGCCCATTATCTACCTATTTTTTTACCTATCGGTTAAATAATACATGACAGTCTTATCATAAACAGTTAATAGGAGAAAAACAATGTCAGATAAAAGCAAATTCGAGCAAATGCTTGAAAAACTAGTCGCTGACGATAGAACAGCGGCAGAAGAAATTTTCCATGATATCGTTGTGGAAAAATCAAGATCAATATATGAAGGTCTTTTAGAAGATGATATCAAAGATATCGAAGTAGAAGAAACTTCAAAAGAAGACACAAAAGACTCAAAAGAAGAAGAAACTACAGAAGCGTCTAAAGAAGACAAAAAAGAAGACGAAAAAGTAGAAGAAAAAACTTCAGAAGAGTCAAAAGAAGATGAAGCAGTAGAAGAAGCATCAAAAGACGAATCTAAAGAAGAAGAAACTAAAGAAGAAGAGTCAAAAGATGAAGAAGCAACTGATGAATCTTTATTAGACGTAGAACAAACAGCAGTAGCACCAGTTGAAGCAGGTGGTGACGCAACTGACGATATGGTTGGCGACATCGAAGCACCAGCAGGTGATATGGATAACGGCGACGACTCTGAAAAAGGTGAAGAAGAAATCGAAGACAGAGTAGTTGACCTAGAAGATGCTATTGATGACCTTAAAGCCGAATTTGAAAAAATGATGGGCGGTGAGGACAAAGGCGATGACGCTGAAGATAATGGCGACGACGCTGAAGATAACGGTGAAGAAAAAGAAGACGAAGCC